CTGCTGTTCCCTTGCTATCTGTAATTCCAGCGCTAATTTCCTGCTGATTTCCAATAGCCTGTTGGAGTTTTGTTCCAACGTCGCCAGTTCCGTTTCCGTTATTATATATACCGATTCCTGATTTATTGCTTCTGCCGCCAAGCAAGTTAAAGGCCATAATAATAAAAGCAGCAATAAAACAGACAATAATAAAGTTTTTACTATATTTGATTTGCTTTTCTTCATTTAGCATTTTCACCACCTCAATATTTAACCTGTACGCCGTTTTCTATACGCCCAAATATTATTACCGATTTTAACGATAAAACAGCGTACAAGTTAATTCTGTGGAAATTATTAGAATATATACGCTTTTATCACAATACCAAGTCCCACTCCAATGATCGTTCCAGCCAGAAAAGCTTTTTTACATTGCTTATTAGCATATTTCTGCATTTCCTCTTGCAAATGTGCGTCAAATCCTTTTAAGTCTTCTGTAGTTTTAATAAACCATTCAATAATATTTTTCATTTGCTTCTAACTCCTTTACCATCTTGATGTATAGCCTCGGGTATCAACATGAATCCAGTTCCCGTAATATCCGATGCCTAACTGATCCTCTATTCCCCATGCTTTAGCTGCCGCAATGACCGTGTCTGCCAATGCAGTATCAGTATCGTCCTGCCCTGAAATATGGATGTCAGCTGCACAGCCACGAGTATGGTAACTGCCTACTTCACCGCCACAAGCAGCATTTACTCCATCAGCTACTGTTCTGAAGCCTGATTTAAAGTTGGTGCCATACTCTTCATGGTAGCTGGTAGTGTTGATAACCCAATTAGGGTTCCAATCTCTCAGCATATCAAAAATGCGAAATAAGTTAGCAGTCTTTTCATCATTTGTACATAGTCGACCATTTTCGTCCCATGCATACTCATTCCTGCTACGTCGCCAGCAATCCCACTCTGTCACGCTCCAATGCTTACTTACATATAATGGGTTATCCATTCTGATCATCTTCTTTCAATTTTTCTATAGCCATACATAACGCTTTATCTTTTCGCCAGTCAGCGCCATATCTCACCCGGCGAGGGTCTAAACAGTTGCGTATAGCTTCCAATACCTGTATTGCTTCATCTGTCGTTAAAGTCATTACGCGGCCTTCTTTCGGGTTGTTTTTCATCTTCGTCAGCTATGCCATTGCCGTCTTTGTCTACTGTCCCCTTCCTCAACAGGCATAGTGCTGTTATAAACGGCGCTCCTGCCATAATTACAATAATCTCCCTTAACTCTGCCAATCCCGCCTTATAAAGCCAAAAAGTAAAATATACCCAAGTGCCGATATACATCAATATCGTCCCCAGCAGCAGACCTATTGCCGTATAAGTCAGCCATAAATTACCAGTAGTTCTTTTTAGTTTAGGCAGTTTGTTTAGTCCTGTTTCTATCCACTTTTTTATTTTATTAAACATTTTTATCACTCACTTTATAACCACACCATAAACAGCTACCGCCAATGTCGCCAACCAAGCCAGTAAACTTACGTTTCCGCGGATGCAGCCGCTTTGACATTCTAAGTTTGTTATACGCTCCTCGTGATCGGCAATTGTTTTTTCTTGCTGATCACATTGTCTATTTTTCGCCTCACCCAAGACAACGAGCCTAGTTATCTCCTGCGCCATTTGATCTAACCGTTCAAAAATTCTTCTAGTATCTCCTTCTGCCATATCAACGCACCGCCTAATCTAATATAATAGCGTCCAGTTCTTCTTTGCTCTGGGCTGCATTTACTTCAGCCTGTTTTATCCAACCATTCTGTTTACAAGTGCCTCTGTGAATCCCTAGATCAACATTCCACTGCAATAACTGTTCTTTTGTTAAAAAATATACCTGCTTAATATTTGCATTTTCTGGATATCCTCTCATTGGGTATCCATTGGGGAAATTTTCGTTAAACTTTTCAGGCGAAAGATAGATTGTGTTGAGATCGCTAGAAACTGTGTTTTGTGTATCTCTGTCGCTATCATACCTCACAGGGCTACCGGTGCATCGAGAAGTAAAACCGCCAGTAATTTTATCTGCTGTCCATGCATCAACAAGTTTAAGCTTTTGGGCTTTTAATTCTTCTAACGTAAGTTCTGGTTCCGGCTCCGGATCAGGCATTTTTTCCAGTTCCCATGTCTTCCCATTAAATTTTATAATGTGTCCATCTGCGCTTGATGGTGGCTCAATAGTTGTTGCGTGCGGTGGTATAAGCCACACTTCTTTCCCTTGCAGTTCTGTTTCAAGCGGGTCTAAAAACGCTTCTGACATTGCACTATAATATCCGTTCTCGTCATAATAATATAATTTCATCTTTGTTCTCCCCTTAATATTTAATGCAGTAAATTGCAGTCATAGCAGGCGGCTGCACGGTAGTACTTGCACCATAAATGGCGCTGCTACGGGACGCGTCAAAACTTATAAGTTGGCTATTAGACCATGCGCTGCCCTCAGGTCCGCTGCCGTTCTGATTATCGCGTCTAAAAGCACCGTCGTATCTAGCTTGTGACCATTCCATAGCTGTCGAGAAATGACCAGTAATATTCGGCAGTCCTGCCGCTAGGACTGTGCCTGCCGTGTTACTGCCCTCAATAAATCTATTCATCAAATTCGGTAGATTAAAAGTAGTGCTGTCGTTACCGGTGCCATAAGTAGTGCCAATAGCAGAGAACAACGCCGCATATGTAGATCGAGATACAGCAGCGCCATTACATATTACCCAACCATCTGGTATACTACCATTTCCGGCAAACGGCATTATTATACCAACCGGGATTACGGATATGTCATTTTTATAAGCAAATTCTTTCCACTCGCCCCAGCCATTATCGTTAGCGTAGTAATTGCGAACATATACCCTTACTGCAGAAGGTTTATAGGTTGTAAATACCTGCTTAACAAAATTTGAACCCATTGTAATAATTTCAAGATAAAAAGCATATAAATTAATAGGCATATTAAGACATTGCACTGCAAGTTCACTTTCAGGACAATAATAGACACCTGCTTTTTTGAAATCGTTTAAATCTACAACAGTAGTAATTCTTGTGGAAAGAAGCGACTTTACCTGTACCTCTCCGTCTTTACTTGCCACAACGCCGTTAACACTGCTAATATTCGCCCTAACAGTCCACGTAACAGCACCGTCCGTTACAGTTTCGCCTACGTTTTTGTTGATCAATTGTGGTTCGCTATCGCCGGTAGCTCCGCCTTGTGTACAAACTAAATAGCATCCCTTATTTAAATTTTTGCTATAAACAATATCGCCCGCCACATATTGCTTGCCTTGCTGTAAATAATTGTGGGCAAGATCATTTGCGTTCGCAATAACATTTTTAACCGCTCCACTCAATTCATTAAAATTATTGGGCTTCACAGTTTCGTTAGCGTTCCAACTGTCTTTCAGTAGTGAGCTGTTATAAGTTACTTCTTTCATCAAAAAGCCTCCTTGTATTCTATTTCAAATCTTATTCGAGCATTTTCACCCGATTTTACCGCCAGTGTTGCATCATCAATAACATTTTCCCCTGCATAAATTTTTACGCTTTCTATCAAAATGTTTGCAGTTTCTACTAAAACATCAAATGTTATTCTGCCACCGGAAACATTGAAGTTTAAAAAATCACTTGAATTTACTGTAATTGTATTGTTAATTACAACTTTGGTTATGATCTCCTTTAACTTAGATGCCGAATAATTCAGCGTGAACGGAGTTATTGACGATTGGTTGTTCATTTTAATTTCCCCCAGATAATAAGTAGCAAACGGTTTAGCACCTAGATTCCACGTTCCATCAAGTCTGTAGTTCCATTCTTCTGTTGTATCGTCGGAATAGAACGGTTTAGCACCTAGATTCCACGTTCCATCAAGTCTGTAGTTCCATTTGCCCCAACCAGCTAAATAGCGACTGCTCACACCTACTTTTGGAAGGACCAGCGATCTATAGATATAAATCATATTTGCAGGCTTTACTTTTGCAATGAATGTTTCAAGCTCAAAAAATAAACTAATATTATTAATAAAACTATCAACATAAAGTTCTCGCTTGCCGTAGTCCACCCATGCATTAAAATTACCAGCTCCAAATATCGTTGTAAGCTGCTGTTTTAAATAGTTCAGCGTATACGGCGGAGTTGTTGAAAGCCTTGTTATAACGCGTCGCTTGCGAAATTCCAAGCTATCTGTAGCCGTCGGCATTATGCCAAGAATCTTTTCGTATTGTTCAACACCCTTTTCATCAGCCGTCACAACAAACTGACGAGAAAAAGCAAACTTGGTATCGGTTTCGGCTTCGTCGTAGATAGGCTGTTCAGCATTCATCAGCCCTTCCATTTCTTTGTTTTCCCTATATAGTGAGGGCAAATATTTTTTAAGTAATCGCATTAACAGTCACCGTCCCCAATTTGGGTATTTGCTGTTTAGTTCCGCTTTCTTCAAGCAAAATGTCAGCATTGCCGCCATTTAATGTTACCGACTGCACATTTATAACATTCTCAACGCTAATCACTGCGCCGATAATTCTAGCGATGTAAACGCCGACTTGATATTTATTCAGTGCATCGTTATCGCCCCACTTTTGTTTAACTTCTAAAAAGTATTTTTCGATTGACGCTTGAATAAAAGGCTTTATCTGCTCTCCGCTAACTTCGCTTTTCAGGGTAACGTTTGCTACTATGTTTATAGCAACCTCTTCCGGCGTGGATATTGTAACAGTGTGGTCTATGGGAGCAATGCCGAGCCCCTGCCCGGTTTGTTCTGTAGGGTCAAAGTATTTCTTTATCTGCTGCATAAACTCGCTTGTAGCAGGCTTATATTCGCTGTCGATAACGGATACCTTCACCGTCCCCCCACCATTCCACACCGGGTAAACCTGCACCGCACCAACCCCCGCTATCGCCTGCGCCCATATTTTATAATGAGCAACGTTACCGCCATAAGGCTTATTGCGCAACCATTCAATTGTTCTGTTTCTCAATGCATCGTCTGTTTCGTCGTCTTGCCCAGGGGTTATAATAGTGTCCATATAGGCACTACCAAGAGCCGCTATATTGTTGACAGGGAGCATATATCCTGTATAAATATTTCCGACAACCCCGACGGTTTCGCATACTGCAACATATTCACCTTTAGCAGTTCGGTGTCTTACAACAAAAAACACCGGGGCGGCTTCGTCCTCGGTGCTTAATCTAATTCCAATCGGCACATCTACCTTCTGCCCTTCACTATCTTTCATGGTAACCTTGCGGTAGGCAGGTGTTGCAAGCTCTCTGTCAATTCCAAAGTCTGCGCAGCGGTTATCAAGAGATTTCCCCTTTGCGGTCAAGAGATATGTGTTTTCATAGTATAACTGCAGGTCGGCATATAACTGCGCCAGTGTAGCCATAGAGGGCGCAAGAGCGTCATAAATAATAGACCCTTGTCGTTTGTCGATTTCACTTTCAACAAGGTCAAGAGCCTTTTTCATAAAATATGAGTATGTTTTTACTTTTAGCTCATCAATAATATTAGCCAATCATTTTCACCTCCTGTTCTCCGTTTAATACACCGTCTACTGTTTCCACCGAATACTTTACAAGCAGTCCATCAATATTACTTCCCCTGGTAATTTCTATGTCATTTACCGCAAGTATCCGATCATCGTACAACAGCGCATTTTCAATTGTTGACCCTAAATCAGCTACCACGAAACTTATATCTTTTCCTATATACTGTTCAAGTCCAACTCCGTAATAGTGATCATAAATAACATAGGCGTATTTTTCAGTAAGCATTATTTTTATTATTGCCTGCTTTATTGCTTCGTATCCGTCAACAAAGCCAACTATGCGACCTCGCTGCAAATCAAGATGATAAGTCTTACTTGGCTGCTTTACTACCTTAGTCGCTATTTGTTCAGTTTTTATCCACGTAGGTATCATGCAAAACCCTCCGTATCAATTCGTTCAAGCAAATAGTAAAATTGACCGCCGTTAGATCTAATGCAAACGACCTTATCACCCGGCTTAATTGCTCTGAATTCTTCAATGTCTTCTGTTTCGTAGCCAGTTAAAGGGTTATCGCAGCCTGTATGCTTATGCTTATTAGGGTGAAAGTGACGTTTGCAGAAGTTGCTTACATAAATAAACTTCGAAGGGATAGGCTCTTTCTGTCCCTCAACTTTTATCGAAACAGGATTAACCGTTATAATTTCAGCGAAAACTATTGCCGTCCGTTCCTGCGGTGGAACTTTCCCATCCATAATTATATTTAACAGCTTGTTGCCAATCATTCCGGCATACTCACCTCCATACTGCTTGACACAACGCCATCAGTTATTGATGTATCACAGCTAATAACATATACAGTCTGATCTACCTTGCCGGTTAACGCACTGTTAAACCGTATTCTAAACCCGCTGCCGGCTCTTAATTCCAACAGGCTGTTATATGTTGTTTCATCTGCCACAACAGTTAACTTCATTGTCTGCTCAACACGATTAAGCAAAAACAAAAGATTGTTCGCCCTTTCTGTAATTTGCGCTTCGTTCATTCCTTCGTTAACAACTTCGTAATGCTGCAAGATACCCCATTGCTCAACATTTTTTTCATCATCAGCGACCGTTATTTTAGGAGTTTTTGCGTCTTTGTCGCCCCAAATCAGCTTCACAACGTTGCAAGCTTCATCGATGCTTCTGCTGTGCGTATATTCGCTCATAGCCGAGCTATCGCCTATCACATAGTCAGTTACCAGCTTTCCCATATCGACAAGCTCTAGCGTACCGTAGTTATCTCGAACAACGTAATATTTTTGAGTTTTAACAAGCACATCATCAATAGCATACTGTATTATTTCGTAGATAGTTTTATCATTGTGAATTTTATCGCTGACAATAGTTTCAGAACCAGCAATAACACTGCTTTTTAACTGAAATTTATTGCAGCAGTTTGTGAAAACATCATTGAGCGTTTGCCCGCCGTCGATAATATAAAAATCCTTGTTTTTCAGATAGCGCATTTGGTCATAAGCAGTTACTTTCACATTGTTGTAGCTATCTGTTTCCGTTTTGAACAGATACCCCAAAAACAAGCCTTTGCCGTCTATACCTATGTCAATAACACTACCTTCCGCAAATAGGTTAGACTGGTTCACATCAACGCAAGTAAAGATCAATGTCCCCGGCTGACCATCCAACGCCGTTTTAAACGTAATTTCGCTAATGACTGTTGAGATATCCCAACTTTCTTTTGTTTTTGAATTAGTTAAAACCGCGCTTAGCTTCATAGTGTTTTCTCCACGTTTTTAGGCAGCTTTAGCGTTACGCCAAGTAAAGTCCCTAGTCCATCACCCAGCGCAGGGTTTAAGGCTAATATTTCAAGCCATCGACTACCGTCACCCAAGTATTTACTAGCGACTGCCCACAAAGTATCATCGCTTTTCAAAGGCTGCGTAAGCGACGCAACCGGGTTATTGCCGATAAGGGTATCGACATCAGTCTGTTTGCTTACACCGTCTACAATGTTCCCCTGTGCGTCCCTTTGCAGCTTTGCAATGCCGTACTGCTTATATTCCTTTAGTTCAATGGAAAAATAAATATCATCATGCTCGCCGCCCCTCGTTTCACGCTTTAAGCTTTCAATCGTCATTAGCATTGATATGTTTAAGCGCGTTACAACGAGTTTGAGCGGTTTTTTTGTTTCCTGCAACCGTTTTAGCCAGTTATAAGCTTTCGTTCCCCCAAAGCTGCCCAACGCTCCCATAGCAGGGAAATAACTTTCAAGTGTGCAGGTTCTTAGTTTAGGCAGGCGAAGTAAATTAACCTCGCCTATACCAACTATGTCAGTTGTTTCATTGCTGCCCTCTCTTTCAATGGGTAGCATTTCAGGATTCACCGACAGCGGAACAAAATTACCGTCCGCAACAAAATAAATTAAAACTTCACTAACCATTGTCTGGCACCACCAAGCTACTGTTATAAAGGTCGACAATTCTCGTTTCTACCCTTTCAACAGCTTTATCAATATCCATTGTTTCCCTAATGTCGCCAAAAGACAAGTGAAACACAGGCTGCACAGTTTTGAAGCTAACCTGATATTTTTTCATGGCCAAATCTCTGATGAGCTTTAGGCTTTCATCGTCAATTTTTATCGGGTCTTTAACCTTGCCTACAGATTTAACTTTGTCGACATTGTTATCATTGTTGCCATATTTGTGTGAACCGCTTGTCCCGCTTGATTTTTCAGGGTTCATTATACTTTTTTTGAAGTCATCAAGACGTTTGCCTATATCTTGAGATGTTTCTATACCCCATGCTTTGCCTTCGTCATAGGATTTCCCGATATCTCCATATTCCAATCTAGTGAGCTTCTCAAATTCAGAATGAGTGTATAAGCCGCCGCTTACTTTTTCCAAGCCTTTGCTTACAAAATTGATCCCATCTAGAATGCCATTTATTAGATCAATCCAATAGTTACCGGCCCATTTCGCCATATTAATGAATACTGTTCCAATTCCAGATATAGCGCCACAGACAACACCTGCAATTTCAGGGAATTGCAGCATTACCCCTGCAAGTGCAAACACAATTCCCACTCCAGCAAGTACGGCAAAGTTCGCTGCTGCAAAACCTAGAGCGGCGTTCCACGCTCCTGCTGCCGCCGTGCCGAGCGCAATCCCGGCATTAATCGCGGTCGGGATTAAAGTTATAGCCCAAACAGTACCAACGTATGCACCCGCTGTTGCTAGTTCGTACATATGTCCCGTCAAAGATACCATAACTTTTTCACTTATCTTTCTCAAATACTCTAGGTTCTCACTAATGTTATAAATAGCTCTGCCGGCTACCTGACTTCCCTTTTCAAATACATCGCCAAAGAAATACTTAGCTCTATTTTCCATTGTTTGCATTGCTTGCCCAAATGTTATCGGCATATTTTTAAACTTTTTGTCTATATCGGCCGCTGCGAAAGTGAGTGCTTTTTTAATAATGTCCGCTGTTATTTCGCCATCTCTAGACATTTCTTTCAACTCGCCGCGGCTTTTACCGGTAAATTTGGCGATTGCATTAGCAAGCATAGGTGCGTTTTCACTTATGCTTTTAAATTCGTCGCCCTGCAAACGTCCAGACGCCATAGCCTGCGTTAACTGGTACATACCGGCTTGCACTTCTGAAACACTTGCTCCGCTGACAATAAACGCTTTGTTCATTGTTTCAGCAAATCCAACTATTTCATCAAAGTTTCCGAAAGCGTCAGCGGCATTAAGTCCCAATTTTGCAACAACGGCTGCTGTATCGACATAAGCAGTACGTGAGCGTATAGAAGATAAGTACACTTTTTCCATTAACTCATCAGTTGTTTGCATACCGTCGTTAATGTTGTCAATACGCGCACGCATAGACATAAGACTATCGCCCATGCCAAGAGCCTGCCCCGGTAGTTCTGCAAGCTTTGTTGCAAGATTATTAGCCATATTGCCTATAGCACTACCGAGGGCAATGCTTTTAGTTTTTACGCCGCCCATTTTACCCGCCATGCTATCAAGCATAGCATTTGTTTTTTCCATGCTTTTCTTTAATTCAAGCATATGAGCGTTAATGTCAGCGATAGGCTTGGACATACGGTCGTCGAGAATTATCGAATTGTGAATATCGGCCATAATTCACCGCCTTTACTTGTTTTTAGCGTTTGCTTTCGCCAATTCTCCCAAGCAGGCGATAACAAACGCTTTTTCGTTTTGAGGAAGATTCGCGAAGTCCGACGGTTTCCAGCGCAAATGCAAAACGGCGCCCAAACAAAGCGCCGCTTCGGGATCTTCCTCTATTACTTTTTTGCAGTTTCAATGCTTTCATTAATATTTTTGTCAAACCCGCTAAGTTTTACAATTTCCTTGAACAGTTCTTCCTGCTCTCCGGCAAGCAAGCATTTCTCAATAACCTCTTCCGGAGTGTTAGCTCCGACCTTCTCCATGAGCGTTGCGTCGTTTAATGCCGGTTCTAAGACGCAATTTAAGATTACGAGCTTAGCAAATTTTGTTGCAGAATAAACACCTTTAATAGTAGCCCTCTGTGATAATTCTTCACGTTCCTGATTGCCTATAACCTTAATTTTAAATTTACCGGGAATGCGTTTAGACACGGCTACTTCCGCGGTCAGGTTATCAACAACGTTTCCTGATAAAAAGTCAGTTAATTTGCTCATTAGATCACCTCATCAAATTTTTTCAATATTTTTGCATAGCGGAAATTAAAGGGTATATCTTCGGTTAATGCACCGACAGAGTTATCAAGCATACCGAAAGACGACTTAGTAATAGTAATACCCTCGATCATGATCTCTTGCCTGCCCGCCTTGCTCGCCGGGTCCTCGTTTACTACTACGGCCTTAAACTGTGGCATTTTTCCCGTCTTGTAATAATCAAGAATAATATCGCGGTATTTGCTTGAAACATAATACCCGCTGAAAGTACCAGTACCTTTAATACCGTGTACTTTGGTTTCAGTATGCCGAACCCCTATAGGCTTAATTTCAGTTGTATCAAGCTCAATATCAGCGGTAAATTTGGTAAGGTCAAAAAGCTCGTACACCTTGTTATCAATGGTGGCCATTACTTTACCTTCTCGGCCGCTGATGGTATCCTCACCCAGAATATATTTTTCCATTTGTTATCCCCCCTTATGCCAAAACTTCAATATCCATATAAAGAATTTCCATTGCGTCCAATATCGGCAGCTGATTAACACTCGCTCTTACCGCATCGACATTTACACCACGTTCTACGATAGTATTTTCAACAGGATCATAAGACGCTTCGACGGTTTCAAGCCGTTGTAATTCGGTAATATAGGCAACTACATCAGCCTTGAAAATAGCCCTACCCCTATTGTTATTTGTTACCTTGCCGATGTAGTTGTTTTCCCAAACAGACCGGATAGACATTCTCATTTCGTCCATAACTCGGATTGCCCTGTTTTTGCTGAAAACATAACCTTTTTCCGGCTCAAACAGGTGATAGGTATTAATGTCTTTTTCGACTACGATATTACCGTCCTGACGTGTGCTGAAAAGGAATTTCCCTAATTTCAGCTTCTCTTTAATAACGCTGTCTTTGTGTTCCGGAGCAAAGCCGATTGCACCTTCGACAACTTTATATGTGTTAGACTGGTTAATCTGCGCACCTGCTGTAATACCTGCGACCCATGCCGGGACCATTTCTTTTGGTACTGTTTCATTTGCAAAAATAAGGCTTTGCTCACTTGCAATAACCCCTTCATAGTTGTAAGTGCTTGCGTCCTCATAAATGCAAAGCTGCACCCCTCGGCCTTCGTCCTCTCGCTGATTTTCAATAAAAGTTTTGGCCAAAGCATTAATTGTGCTGCCATCGGTTATAATGGCCATGGTTTGCCATTTTGCAACTTCGAGCAGTTCAAAATATTTCGGATAAGCAGCAGAAGCACTGACAGTACCATCAGAGCCAGAAGTCAGGGTAACACCTGCTGCTTCTTTAAGTTGCCCGCTATCCGTTGTTACATCAATGTAATCGTTGGATTGCACCTCATCTTTGCTTTTTACCTCTTGGCTGTGGACGAGAACCCCATCCCAGAACGTCAAGAAGTTATACTTAGTAGTATCTACCTTGTTTTTATTAATTTGAACTGTAATCTTATTACCAGCCTTACCGGGGTATTTCGCAGTAACAGCGAAGCCGCTGATCGTTCCGCTCGCTTGAACGCCGCCACTGTCAAGTCGATAAAAAAGACACCTGTAACAATTAGATAAAATTAATCTTGCGACTAAACTATCTGCGGTATCTGCTGCCGTAAATCCTAGCTTTGCTCTGCTATCGCCGTTCAGCAACTCGCTGCTTTCTACGTCTATCAGGACATCAGAAGGACCCCACGAAAGCGGCAATGCTACTGTTGCTATACCTCTATCACCAACCGTCAGCAACGGCTTAGCTACCTGCCTAAAATTGATGTATGCGCCCGGTCTGACTTTATTTTGGCTTAACCATACGCCACCTGCCATATTATCACTCCTTACGTTATTTTCAGGTCAAGCTGCATTTGCAATGCTTCTGCAACTTCTTTTTTTACCCTGATGTAATATTTACCAATAAATTCTAAATTACCATCGTTTTTTTCGGCATAACTGTCTTTCTCCAGCCGCATCAGTCCACCGTCTATTGGCACTAAATCAAGCGCAGACGGAAGGTCAATCGCCATTTGGTCTAAAACGCTATTGATGTTTTTTACCGTTGCGGGTTCTGCAGCATGGCGGTATGTGATGTGTGTAAGAAAAAACAAATACCACCTGTCAGCATTATCCCTTTCAACCGATATACTTGCGTTGTTTATATAAAATGCAGGATAGACAGGCTTAGCAGCCTTTTCCTTGTACCACTTGACGCCGAATTCATCAAACAGTGTCTTGCCGATAGCGTCTTTGTATAAATCTGCCGTAATCAGCCAAATCGCCCCCTAATCAACGAAAAACCTTTTTAGCTCCCGCTTGTATTTCCTTTCTACCGTTTTAAGCCCCTTGTTAAGCGGAACTGTATTCATGTAGAATGGCTTTATTTTTTTAGTGCCGAATTCGATGTATGATGCATAGTCCTGCGGATTGCTAAAGGTAATTTTGTGTTCATGACCTTTTTGGCTGTAGGTCATTTCCCAACTATTACGAAGCGCGCCTGTATCAACAGGTGTTCTCCGCTTTGTTTTGGCAAGTATAGCCGCACCTTCTTTTTTGAGAACCTTTTCAGCTACTTCTGAACGAATTTTTGACTTGCGTTCGAAATCGCTTTGAAACCTTGCAAACTCTGAAAAATCAAACATCTTTTCGCACCTGTAGATAAAAATTACTGCGCCCTGGATATGCACTCAACATACCAACAAAACCATTGATTTCAGCGAACGCAACGCCGTTTGACTTTCTGCGCAGCTTTACATAGTCGCCGTTTTTAACGTCAACGCCAGCAGGAAAATCAACCCTGATCAACTGTGTAACTGGCATTGTACCAGCGGTTACAGTGTCCGGCCTATCATTGATCTTGTAAGAAATATGACACGGCTGCTTTTCAACTACCATTGCAGTCGCTTCTGTAACTTCCCCAGTGTTGGGGTTTTCGCTGACGGTGTCGCGCCAAACGTCCATCTCATCAGTATCAAATATTTTCATTTTTTCGCCAATGATAGAAAAATCAACAACCATGCCACACCTCGCTAAAACATTACCCTGAAAGCGTGCAAGTCGCTAAGGGCAGAGTTAAATACATTATTTGTAATTTCCGCAAACTTAAAACTTCGATCAGCTTCTTTGATCTCTGATACTTTCGACTGTTCGGAGTACACATTTACGACCATTCTTGCTATTGCCGGCTCTAGTTCGACCGGGATTGCCCTAATGTTGCAGTAGTTCTTCGCTCGCTGGCTCATTTCATCAATTAAGGCATTTAAAAAAGCGTCTTGGGTATCAGTAGTGACACCCAACAACGCTTTTACTCTCTCAAGAATGCTCATTTAACGTCCTTTGCAGCTTCGGTTTTAGAACCAGTCTTTACCGCTGCTTTTGGCTTAACGTCCTTTGCAGCTTCGGTATAGCCAGCTTGTTTTAACCGGTCCGCATCAAATTCGCTATTCACAACAATCGTGATACCGTCTTTTTTTAATTCCATAGTTACCTCCGTTATGCCTGTGCGTGCAGGTAAATACCTTTAGCTTTGTTATCGTAAACAAAAGCGTCATGATAAAGTCTGAATTGGAATTTCCATGCGTCTTTATCCTGATTTTCTTCCGGGGTAAAGATTTTAGGAAGAGCAAATTTAACGACCTGCAGCACTGCCGGTTTATGAATAATCATAAAGTTAATTGCCTTGCCTGTGGTATCTGTGGGTTTAAAACCGTTTTCGGAAGAACCATCATTAAGAGTAATGCCAGTATAGAAGCGACCAGGAACAACCCAATTAATCGGCATATCGTTATAGCCGCTCAAAATTGTGTTTACAGTTCCGTCACTACCCCACTGACGAGCTAAAGCAGAATTAAGCATCGGCTGAAGCGCAGTACTGATATTCAACACACGTTCAGTACGCGGGACTTCCGCTTCATCCATTTTTGCTACTGCATCATCAATCGCTCCAATAATTGTTTCTTTAGTCAAAGTAGCAGGACTTGCTTTTAAAATACCGCTTGCACTTGCGTATTTAGCAAAGCGATAAGCATCAAGCTCCGGCACAACATGCTCACGCTGGTAGCCACCGACAACAGCGCCAAAGGTCATTCCAAGTGTTTCCTCATCATCCATGCGGTCGACTGAAAACTCTCTGCCGCGCTCAATTGTCAGCTTCATGGTTTCCCATGCTGCTGTAACTGTTGCTTTAGGATAGCCTGTATCGCGGGAGTAGTTACCCAACCCAACAGTACCGACTTTCAACACTTTAATTTCGTTTACACCCGTAAAAGCATTGGTCATAACTCTAGCGTCAAACACGCTAGTAGCTGCGCCTTTTTTATAGATTTCGTCAAGAATAGGTAAAAATTTGTTTGCTAATGCAATGTTGTTTGCCATTGTTTAATCACTCTCCATTTTTATTTTTGTTATTCCAACCCTGCGCCCATTCTAATAGCCGCAAGTTCCGCATCACCGTTCTTATCATCTTGGTTACCAGGTGAGTGCGGTTTCATTCCGTCAGGCTTTTGCGCTGCCGAAAAAAGGTAATCATGAGACGTTTTGATTTTTTCGAGTTGTTCGCTCAAACCGCTAATATTTTCCCCGTCTACCTTTACAGCATTGCTGTCAAGCAAAGCTTTAACCAGTTTCGCATCTTTCGCGCCACTGCCTGCCAGTGCAACATCAATAGCTGCATTTTTTCGTAGTTCGGCAATATCCTGATTGTATTTTTCCTCGCTTGCCTTTACAGCAGCCTGCAGTGCCTTAACGTCAATACCTTCAAACCCTTTCAGTTGCTCCTGTAAAGCTTTGGCGGCGTCTTTCGCCGTTTGCAGTTCTTTAACATGATTTTCTTTCAAACCATCAATTTCGGCTTTTGATTTGTAGTTTTCTCTGAAATATTTGTTGAAGTCCTCCTTTTTTTCTGCCGGAATATCAAACCCCAGCTCTTTTAATTTTTCCAAAATATCCATTGTTAAACCCTCCATACTTTTTTATACAGGTCAGTACCTGTCAGATTAGCGGTTATAGTCCCGCCGGACTGAAAATAAAAACACCCTTTTGGGTGGCTTTAACTTAAATATTTTTCTGCATATTCTTTATAAGTCATATTTTCAGGCACATAAAAGTATTTCCCGTTTTTATCCTTTGCAAGCCGTTCGCCCCGATCATCAACCATCGGTACAGTTGTAGATCTACAATTAGGGTGCATAGGCGGGGCGTTTATCCCCTGTCGCTTGTCTTTCAGCGCGAAGTCTTTACCGTCTAAATCTCGGCATATTTCACTGGTCTTAAAGTCAAGTACGGCCGTATACACATACCTTTCAATGTCGTTGTCTTTCATAGCTTGAAAATTGGCATCGTTTAAAACGTGTGATACTTCTGTTCTCGCCAGCCGTAATGCGTTTTTATAGCCTGCGCCTGTGCGCTTATTTATCATGGTAGCTATCTCTTTAGGATTTCTCCCCAAAATAAGCCCGCTGGGGATATCTTTTTGCAATGCTTTCGAAACACTTTCCGCATTATCGGCGGACCGAGTTTTGAAATTACCATCCAGCCAGCGGCTATCAATTGCCCTTTTAATTGCGTCAATTTTAGGTTTGCTAATAACTCTTGTGCGTCCGCTTTCAATTGCCGAATTGTAAGCCCCGCTGTTATAACCGTCAGAATATACTTTGCTCAAAAGGTCTGCTAACGTTTCAACTTCTCGCGCAGAAGCTTGTGACAATATCAAATCAATTTCAAACATCAGTTTGTCAACGCGTGTTATTTTCGTTTTTCTAGATTGACGATAAGCGATTCTTTTGAACCAAGAGGGATAATTCTTCTTATCTGAGTCAGCATATGCCGTAGCGGCAAATTTTTGCTGTGATAGCGTTTGCGCTTTGCTTAACAAGGCGTATATGTCATCAGTACCATAGCGGCCTATATAAGCTTCAATTTCTTTTTTTATCTTCGCTGTAGCATTGACGTATATCTCTTTTAGCTTGCGCTCTGCTGGGGTTAGGCGTCTATCTCCAGCAGAAAGCAATCGCTTTGCCCAATATTCATCACTGCGCCGCATTTGGGTCACCATCTAAATTATTGTAAATATCGCCCTGCTCTGATTTATACTTATCAATTTCGGCAGCCACATCTTTAACCCAAGGCATATTTGACAATATTGTTTCGGTTGAAATCCCCTCTATAGACTGAGCTTTCAGGCACATTGCAATTGCGGACTGCTCGTTGATGAGGATATCTCTGTTAAAGGTTATCTCAACGTCCCCAGATACACTATAATACTTGTCAATAAACCAACATATACCATCAATGCAGTTTCTGACTCCTTTTTCTAACCCGTTGCAGTCCAAGTCAAGCGGGGCATACATATACTGTCTGGCTTCTGCTGACGCATTAGCACCCATAGCCTGATCAGGATCAACGCCACGGCCAAACGCGTATATATTACGGCGCAAGCGGTCTAAATAAGTGTCAGAGTTGCTAACGTCTACGCTGTCATCAATTGTGTCTGCGTCGCCGTCATCGTTAACCATTATCAAGCGGTAAGCGTTTACTGTTTGGCGCAATCTACCTAACTGGTCGCTATCTTTGCCACTACCGCCATAATTTTTTACTTTAATAATCTTGTTGCCTGCATCCTCTAGCGCGTTTCCATTGTTTGATACTCCTTTGTCGTAGGCATCAATCAAGCTTTTTATTCGGCTAATCAAAGGAGTTTCGCTATCGTTATATTTTATCGGCACAAACGGCAACCGCTCCCAATCATGCAGATTACCATCAGCGTCCTGCAGCATAGCGGCCTTTTCGCCTACCGCTATAAGATTGCTGTTATAGTTCTGCGCGATCATTTCAACGCTTGACGCCGTCTGCTGGCACTTATAAAGCTGTACGCCGTCAGCCTGCCAAAATTCCGCATATGTGACGAAACGCTTCTGCGCTGCTTCGAACTCGACTTGCGTGTAAAATCTGATCAAAGCTTGCAAGTCTGTATGCTCATCATCTCCCCAAAGTGGGATTATTTGCTTTGCGTCTATAACTTTAAACTTTAACTGACCTTTTTCCGGGTAAATGTACATCCAGCCAATGCCGCATTTTATTGCACCAGTAGCACAGGCCGTTATTTGACTGCGGGCCTTAGTATCAAAGACACTTTGTAAAATATCATCTTTTGTTTGGTCCAGACCCTTAACGCTAAACTCACGACCCAGCAAATATTGGATTTTTTGATCTATCAACTCTGTTGCAAACGTATGTACTATTTTGTTGTTAGCAACATTTTTAACCTCTGTCAGCAGCCCATCTTTGCCAATAGCCATACGTTTGGTATCTAAAATATCATGCTTACCAGCGTAATATCTTGCGCCAGCAAGCATATTTTTATAACGCTCACTTTCGATAAATTCTTTAATTTCGAGTTTGACTATTTGGCTATCACTTAGCGGAGCGTTGCGCTTTAGCGTGTCTATTAATGATAAATCCATACTTAACCCCCTATTAATACAAAATTGCTTTGCGCCATTGCTGTGTTAACAAAATATCTTAGCGCGTCCATTGCGTGGTCATTATCTTTTACCGGGCGATCTTCGGTGCTTTTGGTATCCCACAAATAGCTCTGAAACTCTGCTATTGTGTTTTTGCACGAAATGTGTACATAAAGCCGTTCCTGCGCGATTAAACTTGCGACGGATCTAATACCATTCAGTACATCATTTTTGGCTTTCTTAGCCGAAAACTGCCCATGCTTTTTAATCGTTGCGATCATACTAGCAGCGGATGGATCTATACCGATATAATCAATGTCATATCCGTCGGCCAACCTTACCAGCTCATTGTAATAATCATCATCCGTAAGCTGGCGATTGTTTGCTCTCCCGCTGTAGTAATACTCTTTGATAAGATAAGCGACATCTACGCCTAACTCTCTCCGCACACCAAAAAGTAGGGCAGCAAATGGATTCTGCGTGCCGTAGTCGATAAATATATAATGACGGTCACACTTTGGGGTCACTTGCTTAACGTGTCTGTTTGTGCTAAACATCGGATAAATCAACCCTTCGGCCAGCACCCACTTGCCAAGGATATATCTGTCATACCACACTGTTCCTGTGTACTCTTTTTTTAAGTTTTCGACAAACTCGCTCGGTAAAAAATCATTATCATCGATACTGTACTCTTGCAAGTATATATCTGCGTCACTGTCCATAAACTTTTTAAACCAATGCATAGGGTTGTCAGGGTTACAGGTTAGGTCACATCTGCTATACGGCTTATCTAGCCGAGATTTTAACATCTCGAAAACCTCGTTGTTATAGGTCACCACCTCATCGCAGTAAGCATATTTAATGCTGCTGCCACGCAGGCGGTCTACTTGTGTCACCTTGTCCGCTCCTAGGCAATAGACTTTTTCGCCAAATATTCGTGCCGTGTTATCTACACCGATATCGCCTACCAGCGTTGCACCGTAAATAGCCTGCAACGGCTCAATTACATTGCGCTGCAGCGTTCCCTTGGTATTGCCAAGTATTACCGTTAGCCCCTCTTTTCCCGCTACCGCTCTAATACGGATCGGTATAACCGCCAGTACATCTAAATACGTTTTGCCGGAGCGCGTTGCGCCGGATTTAATATTCCAGCGGTGGTTAGCGTTGTTAAGATACTCTTGTTGTTTTTGCGTAAATGTCATTTCGTCAGCCCCTGCGTTACTTTTGATAGTATCTCATCAAGTTTTTCCAGTGCTGACGAACTATTATCAACAGGATTGCGCTTATAAGATCCGGGCATCCTATTCGACAGCCAGAAAATTTGAGCCGTAGTATTAGCAGGGATAGGCACTTCTTCCTCTGCCGTCACCACTTCCTCGTCTTCCGCCACTCGCTTGCCGTTATCATACTTGACGTGCTTTACCTTAAAACACTTTTTGACTGTGATTACCCTGTCCAAACAGCTTTTAAAAAGTGCATTTTCGACTTGCCTGTCAGCAATCTCCTTGCTTTTTTTTAAAGCCTCCGCAAACTCCCCATACTTTTTTTGCCAATCATACAAGGTAGATACATTTATCCCCATGTTTTTGGCAATTTGCTCATTGGATAGTCCATCCCTAGCCCAGCCAGCTATGCGCAGTAAGCCGTCCTCGTTATTCCAAATTTTATTAAACTCCGACGGTCTGCCGCCTGCCATATCTCTCACCACCTTAAATAAAAAAGCACCTAACCGAAGTTAAGTGCCATAATATTAACTTATATGCTAATTTTTGATATATATCGCCGTGTTTTAACGCATTTTTAACGTTGAATTATTCATGCAGATTAAACAGTAATTAAATAAGCCGCTGTATTGGCCCCAGCGGCAGGGTAAACTACTATGCCGGTTGCTGCATACCGTCCAGTAGCTGCTATGGGTAGTTATCCGCATCATTCATACGATAAATTGCAGCTATCATATGCCATCATACGGCGAACGCCATAGCAAATATATTAGCATACGGTTTGCCACTTGCTCGGATAGTGAGCGGGTTACTGCGTATGCGTTATAAATTTAATGTGCGCCCTTTTGATCACTCCGGGCGCAGGAGCTGGTGCTATTGGTGATACCTTAAATGAGTGTAAATCATATTAACATTATTTTACATCTTATATTTTATCATGGGTTAGGGGTGACATTCTATGACATCTTTACCATTTCCAATAATGCCCATCCGTGAAATCGAAGCACTGATCTTTTGTCATAGTGCAAAGCATCCGCAACGTCTTGCCAATTTCGCCTTGAAAAATAATAACTTTTTAATACTGCCCTGTGCCTTTCGTCGGACAGTCTGTCGATTAGCTGCTCTGCTTCCATCCTTGCTCGCAGAAGCTCTTTGCTGCGTTTTTCGATATATCGCTCCACCTCAATGAGATTAGCAACCACAGGTGCCATTTTATCCGTATTTGCACCATATACAGGAGCAAAGGACAGCGAAGGTGTAATCTTTTCCGCAAGCGACCGCAAACGCTCACGCTCATCTAGCAAGTCACTGATTTCTCCTGCAATAAAACGATATCTTTTTAGCTTTGCCTTTATCTCCTCTATAGTCATTTGCTACCCCCTATATCTACCGATGTATGAATATAGCGTATTTTTGCTCACATTCAGCTTTTGAGCAATCGCCGGAACATCCCACCCAGCAAACCCCATTTCAAAAATTGTTGTATGCATATCGCTCCAGTCAAATGCTTTAGACGATGCCGAATTTCCAAGCGGTTGAAATATCGGAATCCCACCGTGTTTATCCATGATATCCCTAAATACTACTTTCATAGTTTTGTGCGGCTTGTATTGCTCTTTTCCCGCGTCTGTTTCTTTCCCTGCCCTAGCTTCCTCACGCCTACGTTGCTGCTCTTGTAAATGAGCTAAACGTGGATCTGTCGATGTTAGCGGATTTGCTGCACCTTTATACTCTTGTACTGGTGTATGTTCTCCTCTAATACAAGGATTTAAGCCTATAAACGCACAATAATATCTGTCCCCACAACTTTTCAGCCTATAACATTTTTCACAATCTATCACGTTTTCAGCTCCTTCTACCGCATTATCATAGTCCATACTATATATTGTCCTATTTCACTGCCTATACCTATTGATATGCCTGCTACTATACCTATGGCTATACCAATTGCTAATGCTGTGTTTGGTTTCATCAGAACAACCCACTTTATCCGTTTATTTGAGGGTTAAAAACGGTAGCTTGTCGCCACTGTAATAGTTCGGCAACTTACCATCCCACTTGTCTATTGCTTTTTCCTGTAAAACCATTGGTGACAAAGACTTTTGTTTTTCCTGCTGCGCCCTGGCCTCCAGTGTTACACGTTCTAAGTCATACTTTGCCTTCAAAGCGCCTTGCTCGGCAACCTTCTTGCTCTCAATGGCTTTGTTATACTCATCGCTGAAATCATGGTTTGTGATGAGCAAACTCTTTACTACAATACCGCTGTTAGCCGTTTTATCTACAAACGCTTGATTGATTTTGTTTGATATTTCAGTGCGCTTTTCTACAAATTCTTCAATCGGGTAATTTGCGATTATAGAGTTTGTAATCTCTGCCAGTGTTGGCTTGATTAATGTGTCCTCGTACCTTGTACTGTATTTTTGATAAACACTGCCCACCTCCGCAGGGTTCAGTGCATAAATCAAACTCACGTCTACATGAATGGTTTGCATATCCCTGCTTGAAACCTCACCCTTTGATGAATAATTTACCTCTCTGATGTTCATTTTTTCTACTTTGTCAACAAAAGGGACTTTGAAGTTCAAACCTTCATCCATTATTCCTACAAATTTACCCATGCGAAGCACCACGCCACGTTCCCCGGTTTCAATAACCTTGAAGCCACTTAGCCCCACAAGCAATACCAAAAACACTAAAACACCAACTAACAACAATCTAAATTTATTCATAATTTTTACCTCTCTTTTTATTATTTAATAAACAATTCTTCCAGCACCCTAGCCCTATAGGTTTTATCCCTGCGAGTATTTTCTAAAGCTTTCCGGGTTTCATTTGCTACTTGTCCAATATGATTACCGAAATGTGCGTTTTTCTCTAAAAACCTAACTAGCGGACTTATCACCTCAAGCGTTTCCTTTGCCTTCCGACGTCTTACGCTATATTCTTTTAGCAAACTACATATTCTTGTCCGCATTCGCCTTTCTGTAGGATAATCTATTTCACATTTATGACGAATGTCACAAAAAGCTGCGTCAGCCTCTGACACCTCTGCTTGGCAAGCACTGTTTATAGTTTTCACTTCAACTACAAGATTTCTAAACTCATTAATGACCCTTGCTGCTCTTTCATAATCGTATTGCATACCTGCCCCCTAAAACGGAATTTATGACATATCTTCGTATGTCTGCCCAAAATTATCAAACCCGCTGCCCTCTCCGCTTGGCTTTGCTGTTTCTGCCTTACGCTCTACAAGCTCCACACCATTTGCGATTATTTCCGTTACCCAGCGTTTACTGCCGTCCTTAGCCTCATAGTTACGTATCTGTATTCTGCCCTCTACAATCAGCCTGTGTCCTTTCTGACAGCTATTACCTACCAGTTCGGCGGCCTTTCCCCATAACACTACAGGGATAAAGTCTGTTTCCTTATTCCCTTGTGCGTCTTTAAATGGTCTGTCTACTGCTAATATAAATTGAGCTACTACTTTACCCGTCTGTGTATACCGTACAGTAGGATCAGACGTTAATCTACCTAACAAAACTACTTTATTCATGTTATCTCCTCTCCTTGTTCAAATATCCATCGGGTCACAATTCTCACAGTCAGGTTCAACTTCACCATGTAGCCACTGACAACGCCTACAACAATATTTACTGTCCCAGTAATCACAGGTAGCGTCACAATCATCACAAGGGCATTGTTCTTCTTCCATTTTTATTCACCGCTCCTTTATTTCAATTAATGGACAATCTATCAGCCTAATGTTTGGATCTTCAATTTCACAGACAAGAATACAGCAGCCTTTGCTCTTATCAACAGAAAATGGTAGATTCCTATAAAAGCCAACTGGATATGTCAATGGGCATTCACCGCAGTTTGCAGGCATATCCATTCCTTTAATTGCTATCATGATCTTCATCCCTCTCATAGCCTTGGCAATAAGTTTGTCCATTCATTAATACAAAGCGACAGCAATTACAGCCATAACTATCTTTATAAGTGCATTCACCATTACTATAATGCTTGCAATTAACCCACGGACAATATAGTACTCTCTGCCCTGAATATTCATCTCTAACGTGTATCTGTACTACTACGTTAGCCAATTTAATTGTTTTCATGTATTTCTAGCTCCGTTCTGTCAGCCCAAGTAATCCTACGCGATTTAAACTTAGTTGGCATAGATATAACAGTAAGCTGAATACAGTTACTACATTCTGGGTTTTCGCTCAACTCACTGGCCTTTCTATTATTAATGCATAAATAACAATAGTCTAAGTATTTCATTTTTTACTCCTACATTCTTACCCAACGGTTTTTGTCCTTAGGCATAAATTCAGAAGGTCTACCAAAAGGAGATATGATATCTAAGCCAAGGCATAGACGAGCAAAATTTTTTACGCTTAAATTTTCCCTTTGACAAATACCACAGTGAAAACTACCCAAGTATTTGCACTCATGGCACCAGCCTATGTATTTGGTTTTAGGCTTTTTCATTATTTACTGCCTTTCTCTTTTCAACTTCGCCTTTTGGCTTCCAAGTTTGCTGTTTTTATACCGCAGCATTTTCACTTCTTTAAGCAGAGCAACTAGCTCCGGCTTAACTATTGGTATATAAGCATTTTCCGGCTCATCTTTTATTAAATTTAGCATTACTTTGACATTAATCATTAACAGCACCGTCCTAAATAATTCTTATTAATGCTTCAACTCTCGGTACTTCTGCATACCACTTATTAACTGTAGCAGCTACTATCTGCTTATCGTCTTTGTACGCTATACCACTAAGGGCGTCTGTAATACACTTGAATATATTATCGGTGTCAGGCTTCTTTGCGGGACGCTCTCTCCCTAAAATAGCCGCCTGTTTAAACTTTTTAGACTTGCTTGTCGGAACACTCATGTAAGCTGTTATCGTGACCGCTAAGGGCAATTCTGTGTATTTCCAGCCTTGGTTTTTTATTTCTTGCTGCGCAATAAGCTTTACATATGCTTTGTAATTCCTGCTTTTTGCCGGATCATATGCTTTAACAAAACCGCCTGCTGTACTAAACCTCGGTCTACCTTGTGCACACGGTTCTCCCGGTATCGTTATCAGTAACTCAGTCAATATTTCCAACTCCTTATATTTAAAAGGCTGCCCCCTGTGGTAAGTCCATTCCACAGGTATACTTCCCTTTTGCGCCACATTGCTTGTATATAGTGCCGAGGCAGTAGCTGAGCAGCCGTTTAAACTAAAATAAATTTATCGGTATATCTGCTTCTGCCGCTTTACAGTATTCAGGGTTAATATCTATGCCTATGTATCGACGTCCATACCGATTTGCCATCCTACAGGTCGTACCACTTCCTGCAAACGGATCAAGTACACAGTCTTTTTCTACCGTGCTCAGTAGTATGCATCTTTTCGCTAGTTCGTCCGGAAATTTAGCGTAATGTATTATTACCTTGCTTCCACCTGTAGCTGTTGCAATATTCCACACATTTCGCATTCTTCTTGTTCCGTTCTCATTGACACTGTTTCCATGACTATTTGCTTCTAATCTGGCGGAATTATCAAAAGTATTTTGGTTCGTATATTTTCCACCACGATAAGTCTTGCGATTCCCTTTATTTCTACGCCTTGATTGCGCGTTGCCCAGATTACCTAAGCTACCTGCTACCGGTTCATTATTAAATCCAACTGCAGGCTCTATCGCAGCGGTGCTGTCGAAAAAATATTTAGGACGTTTAGTAAACATAAAAATCTTTTCTGTAGAAGCCGTCATTCGGTCTCTGACGCTTTCCGGCATTGGATTAGGTTTCGCCCAAACAACTTCATCCCGTACAATCCAGCCGGCATCTTGCATCGCTATAACAAAGCGTTGAGGTATTAACATTAAGTTTTTAGCAGGCAAAGAGCTTTTGGCTTTACCACTACCAGCGTAACCGTCAGCAATATTAACCCACAAAGTACCATCATCAGTCAGTACCCGCTTAACTTCGGTAAATACCTCAACCAACCTAATAATATATTCTTGCATTGTCGGCTCTAGTCCAAGTTGCCCATGCACACCGTAGTCACGCAAATTAAAATACGGTGGCGACGTCACACAGCAGCGACAGCATTTGGCAGGTAAAGTTCGTAAGACGTCAAGTGCATCGCCGCATATGATTTTATTCATAATTTCCCACACCCTATTCATTGCTTATGCTAATATCTTCCTTTTCTCGTAAAGCCTTGAGTTTACTGACTGTTTCCCGTGCTATTACGGCTCGTTGGTCATCCGACCACATCAAGCAGTTCGGGCAAATACGCACCTCAAATCTACGTCCTCTGGTTATATGGCTACCCGACATCGTGTCCTTATGGCATATATCGCAATTCATGATCTCACCTCAAAACGGTTCTGACTTATTAGTGTTCAGCTTGTCAATATCTTCAGGCGTAGAGTAGTACCCTCTTGCAAAATTTTTATTTATGACTTCTCGCTTAGCTTTGGCATAAGCCAAAAACGCCAAAGCATGATTCTTCCGCAGCTGGTAAACAAACGTATTACAGCAAGCCTTAACGTCGATAATCTCCGTCATCAACGCCAGCAGCTTATCTTCTGTTGGCACTTTTTTAAACTCTGTGTAAGCAGCTTCTACCTCAGCCAATTCTTCTTTGATTTTTGCAATCTGTTCTTCTGGTTTTGCGTCCCTGAATTTATAACATGGTGTTGTTGCTTTAATTTTCATTATTTCATCTCCTTCATTGCCGCAAAGAATGTGATTGCCGCCATATACTCATCGTAATATTGCTCGTTAGGATTATTACCTTCACGTCCGTATACACTCTCTACACGAGTTTTAAATTCTTCTAGCGTACCACCTTTGTAGTTATTCCAGCATCCGCACAGGACATTGTCGTCATCTACGCAATAAGTAGTTGTTCCTCGGCGACTGCCAATTCTAACAACTTGATAATATGTTTTGTCTAGGTCTGCACTGCGGAGGTCTGCACCGCGGAGGTTTGCACCGCTGAGGTTTGCACCGCTGAGGTCTGCACTGCGGAGGTTTGCACTGCTGAGGTCTGCACTGCTGAGGTCTGCACCGCTGAGGTCTGCACTGCGGAGGTTTGCACGTTCCCCTCCTTCTTCGTTTCGCAACCATCTACCGTGACTTTTTATAATCTCCTGTAATTTTTTTGCACTTATTTTCATAGTTACCGCTCCTTTAAACTTTAGCTAATTCACCTTGACGACGGGTTGACCGTTTTGGTACTACATCAGGCACTAACGGATGATATTTATAACACCGCTCACGATCAGCAACCACATAAGTAAATCCGCTTTCTTTGTCTACTCTCAAAAACGGTTGATGTCCGCTGTATGGGCAATCAACAGTGTTAATACATTCAGCACATTTTCGTTCGACGTCTGCGATAAAGCTGATATCGCTGCAATTACGCTTTATAAAGCTATCGTCAGCATCAGGGAAAATCCTCTTTGCTGCAGCTCTAACTTTCTCACTTATTGGCTGCCGTAGTTCGCCAAATGTTTTTCCGGCAGCAAGATCAGCAAATAGCTTCTTTACAAACTTATTTGCCGCTTTAGAATTACGCTCAATAGCCTTCTTCTCTGCACCGATTTTATTTTGTCGTAGGATTGATAAAGTATTATTAATATCTGCCCATGTTGGCCAATATTTATTATTATCAGCGATATAATCAACAGTATCGCCCCACATCTCAATGTCTGTGTATTTATAACGCTCCAGGGTTTGCCTTTCGATAGTTTTTTTTGCATCTTCGCTTCCCCAGTTTGGCTTTAATCCCGCCGCCTGCCACACTTCATAAGCTGCCGTTATCTCTCTGAGTTCCAACATATGGCATATCCCTCACTTCCTCCCAGTCCAGCCCCATAAAACAAGCCAGTCTGTATTTTCTTTTCTCTGGAGGTATCGCTGCCCAGCGCTCCTTATTTTTTGCAATCCATTCGTCTTTCTCCTGTGCTTCCCTGTCAGCAGCTTGCACTGCTTCAGACAATTTGATTTCATCCGTCCAGCGTTCATCCTGCAAAAAAGTATCAGGATCAGGTATGTACCTTCCGTTCTCCTCCTGCCACTGATTAGTTTTTTTGTATCGCTCAACAGCAGCATTAATCAATGCATACTGTTCTTCAGAGTGTACACGCATATTCATCCATGCTATTCTTGCAACAGGCTTTTTCCTTTTCGACGGATATAATTCCCAAAATCGCTCAAAGCCTTTTTCTTTTTCGTTAACCTCTAATCCATTTTGGGTTTGCTCGCGTGCGTGCGCGTTATTATTATTATTATCATTGTTTATCATTGTTATATTATTATCATTATTGTTAGATGTTAGCTGACTGTTAGGTTGTCTGTTAGGTGTCTGTTGACCGTCTGTTAGCTGACTGTTAGGTTGTCTGTTATCGACTTCCCTTTTTCCTTGATAAACCTGCCAGTTTACTATAGTTATCAGCCTTCCAGTCTTTGTTGATTGGTCTGTTAAAAAATTCATATTTTCAAACTTTTTTAACGCAGTCCTTACATTTTGGACTGTTAGTCCATTTCCGCAAGCTTTTACGATATTAGGCAAGCTGGTTATAAATTGTCCCGGTTGGCAAATAAATTCTTCTCCCTGCCAATACCACTTTTTTTCACTGTGATTTGCCATTAAAAGCAGAGTGATTAAAATTACTTTTTGCTCAACTGTCGTAACCTGCCAAATCGGACTATCTAACAATTTTCGATGTAAAGCAATAAACCCAGTATTCATAGCACTTTACTCCTGATGGTCATATTTTGTAGATAAATACGCTTTTACCTTTTGCCCAATTACAACGCCCTCGGCGGCATTGTGGCGCAGGTAATGACAGTCATTACAAAGCATTGCCATATCTTCAAGCCTATCCTGTCCACCTTGTGACTTTAGCGGCTCGTGGTGAGGTTTTACACCAGGTTCCACAAAGCGGCTACAATTTACACACAACCCACTATCACGGTCGTATACTGCTTCACAAAGTTTTTTAAGCGCAACACCTTTAAGCCGTATCCGCTTTACTTTTGGAATCATCTTTATTGCCCCATTTATTCAGCATTTCTTCGATGTCAGCTCTAGGTCTCAGCTTAACGCCCTGCTCTTCTGCCATAGCCAGAAGGCAATCAATAAGCCGTGACATTTGTTCACGGTTATACTCCCTGCTGCCAAGATAAAAATCAGCTTCGTAATCGCCAGTTACTATGACAATTCGCCCAACTCTGCCGGCAGTCCAGCCTTTAATCATATACTCCAGCGATTCTTTATCCATAAAATGATAGTTTCTGTAAGGCCCGCAATCTTTTATTGCTTCCCTATACACGTCCTCTTTACTGTAGTAAACCTTTTCCTGCGACAACTTTTTAGCTATTTCATCGCATAAGTGCCAGCAATAATTATTAGCTGACAGCGTTCGCACCTTTGAGAGCGGTTTTATTTCTACCTCAAGGGGTTTCCCTCGTCTAATCGATTCTTGAAGCTTCTGAACGTCTTCTGCTTCTCTAAAGGGCACCGATACCATTAAACCAATACCTTCAGTACCCCTTAATACAACTAAATCTTTTACCGTGGTTTTCATTCCATTGCCTCTTCTGCTGCTTCTATTGCATCAAGACACGCTTTTGCACAGGAATGCGCATTCTCATACTGTGGTTTTGAAAGAATAAATTTTAATCCTTCGATACCCATTTCTTCTACATTCTGCCAACCTGCGTTACCACGAACATAACATTTTGTACCATCAAATTTTACAAACTCAGTAGTTTTTACTGCAGCTTCTTCCTCTGGCACTTTGACTGGTTCCTGTGCTACTGCTCCCTTCTCGATCCATTGCCGTATTTTAGCTCCTATTTCCGGGGTTATTACACCTACAGAATTATCAAAAAGACGTGTACGATCTTTGCTTGCCGTAGCCTCATGTTTTTCACGATCAATATCAAACATGATAGTAAATTCGTACTCCAACCCCTCACGTTGTACAGGCGCCATACCAACTTTTTTGATTTTCTTATCTTCGGTTTGAATATAATCTTGTTTGGACCGCATGGTCACAATAACATGCATTTTACTTTGCAAAATTGTCTGTACTAATTTATCATGCATTGGCGTAATATCTTTCCATGCAGCCCAAGAATTGCCCTTATATTTAGTTCTGGCAATTTGTTCTTGTTGCTCTAATAGCCCACCTGCTCCATTCCATACATGTGACAAACTATCAATGATCAACACATCATAACCAGCCTTTTCCGCTTCTTTTATGGCATTGATGTAATTCGTAGTAGTAAAAGGCGGGACAATTTGCGCAACATCATAATCATAAAGATCAGAATATAATTCGCCGCTACCATTTTCCGTATCAATCATAGCTATCTTTTCGCCTAACCCTTGTGCCATCAATAATGCGGAATATGTCTTACCGCTTCCAGATACACCACACAAAGCAATTTTTACATAGCTTCTTTTACGTTCTGCCTTTTTAAACATTACTTATTCCTCCCTTTGCACCGTTCTGCACGTCTAAGCAATTTAACAGCCTGCTTTGCGGGGACTTTAGGCTCACCGTATGCCTGCTGAAGCGCACGAAAGGCCGCTAACTTTTCTTTCTCATTCATTTCTACGTCCTCCTAAAACTCTCTAAAAGTTTGACCGCCGCATCTACAGCGTGTATCCTCTATTGGCACTCTACATCCACAATGTACACATACAACGACTGGATACGGAGATGAACGGACCGGAAATTTAACTGGTTCTGAAAACGTCTTTTTTATTATTTCTACTGCAGTATTCAAACGATCGATTTTTTCCTGCTGTAACTTATCCATTTACAAATCACCTTCGCTCTGCTAAAATGAAGGTGGACGCTAAACCTAGTAAAATTTACATGTCCACCCTGAGCTATCGAAGCTGTAACTTCGGTAGCTCTTTTCTTTTGCCTATTCATCTCAACACCCCTACTGTCACTACAGCAGCCATAATAGCAATGTATGTTCCGACAAATATTGCAGTAGTTGCTACGGTAAAATCTCTGATCATAAGCCTAGCCCCCTAGCAACACCTTCTATATAAGCAATACGAGCTATTGCAGCGATTGTTGCAAGCGTTACGATGGTTACACCGGAATATGTTTTTGCAATCTCCCACGCACTATATAAACCGATAACACACATCTCCGCAGATTGGTTCGCTGTTTCAATAAACTTTTTCATACTACACTCTCCTTTTTATAAACTCGTTCGTTAAAATAAGTTTTAGGGACTTTCCCGGCAGGTGGTAAAATATAACCTTGGCTTTTGAGCATATCCCTTGCTTCTCTTATTTTTTTGTATGCATAGCTTTTCTTACAACAAAGTATTCTCATTACATCTTCAACGGTGTAAACATCCATCTTTAAGCTCCTTTCTGTTTACGCTGCTGTTTTATCCATGTTTGCCTTAAGTCCGAGTAATGTCAGCAACTCGTGGATTTTCAATCTACCCTTCTGCGTCCATTTAGTATTCATTACAACCTTGATACTGCCGTCAGAACGTGTTACATCAATCGTTTCAGACTTCGTATAACCTTTTTGCATGTGATTGCTGTACAGCACCCATTGCCCGCCAACCTTGCGAATTAAACCTTGTTCATTGAGAATTTTGTTCAGTGCCTTTGCACTTAAACCATAATCAGCCGCAATCTGCGTTATGGTGACTGTATCTTCACTAGAAAGAATGGTATCAACGTATTCCTTAATAGGCTTGAATTCTGCGATCACCTGACGCTGCACGGTGTTTTCTAACTTCAATGTGTCAATTTGTTTATTGGCGATAACTAACGCTCTTGCCATTACCTTTTCAGGACTGTTCCAGTCGCGCTCAACTTCAAGGAAGTAGTGCCTTGCTTGTTTACCTTTTTCATTGCGGGTCAGCATACATAACTCTTTCGCCATATCCAGTTTCATAATATGGTCAGCTATCTCTCGCCGAACCTCTCTTTTCCCTTCGATTTGAACTTGCTCTTTTTTGAGTAAGTTGAAATCCTGCCCATCTTCAAAGCCGTATTGCAACATACGTTGAATCCAATCATTATATTTTGTGTCTACTCCCAAAAACATATGCAGTTCTCTACCGCTGATTGTTTGTTCCTGATTTTCGTTTACTTGAATTTCAATTAAGTTGTTCATGTTTATTACTCCTTTCGCATTAGCACGTGTGGTATAATCACCTTAAAAGGAGGTGATTATTATGACTAAACATGAGATTGTGAAGGACATACTTGTAGCTGCTATTCAAAAAGGTGTTTTTGACAGCGTAACGCCTGTAGACACCCATGACGGCAACATGGATTTAGTTGAGCCTAAAATTCAGTCTATTGCCGCAGCTTTCAAAACAATATATGCAGCTGTAGATAACAAAGAACCCAACATAACAGTCTTGCCATTCGATTAAAGTTCTATTCCCTCTCAAAGGAAAGAGTGCAGTTACAGCTGTACTCTTTCCTCATTTTGTCCGCAAACTTAATTATCATTGCCATTTCTTCGTTGGTATAATTTTTTCGTTCTAACATTACTACTGTTAATTCTTTTCTTCCTAATAGCCAGTTAATAAATCTGTTCATAATTGCACCCCTTTGCATTTGATTAAGTTAATATGCTGTGATATAATTCAGTTGAGGTTCTTTTTATTCGTCAGCGTTACCGCGCTGGCGATTTCTTTTTTTGTAAGCAAATCCTGATTGTTATAAACCCATACTTCAATATCTGATATGCCCTGCTTCACTTCGCTTATGTTTTCTAAAATACTGGCGAAGTCTTTTTCTTCGTTTAGGCTTACTCTTTCATCTGCGGCTATACTTAATATTGTTGCCAGCTTAGTGTTTAATGCACTTACCGATGAGAATAGCAAGCAGGCTGTTTGCGCTAATGAAACTTTTCTGAACTGCGGTTGCCTGCATGATTTCCCAACAGGGCAGGTTGTCAGGCAATACCACCGCAATACATAGTGTTTAAGCGTCCCCAGCGTTTCGGCAATCCTCAACAACATTTGCGGGTGTGCCGCTTCCGGTACGTTTATGACACGTGCGACAGTTGATCTATGCATAGCAGCCTGTTCTGCAACGCTTTCCTGCGTCATATGGCACTCTTGAAGTAGCTCTTTTAGCACATTTACTCACCCTTTCTTGTGTTAAAATAAACTCATAAAGTAAATTGAGTTTGTTTCTACTTTTCCCAAACATTTTTAACCAGTTCACTGCCTAGCTCCTTTCTTGCCCGAATCTTTTCAACACGTTTCGTGTGCTTTGCTTCTAAAAAAAAGGTTTAAATCATAGCTCGGGAAAATTTTGCTAAACTTTCGCAAGAATGCATTGCTTGCATTTCGCTCTCCTCGTTCTATCTTGTCATATAATGAATACGAGATACCAAGTTTTACAGACATTTCCAAAGAAGTTAAACCTAATGACAGCCTAAATCTTTTCAAGTGTTCCATCATTTTCACCTCACTTTCACTACACTTATCGTGTGATTAAATATTAACACACTAAACGTGTGCTGTCAACACTTATCGTGTAATTTATTTTTTAACACAAAATGTGTGGTACAATAAGTTTATAAATTGATAAAATGGAGGAAGTCTAATGAAAAGATTAAAGTCATTGCGTGAGCAAAAAGGACTTACTCAAGCCGATCTTGCTAAGTTAACAAATATTTCTACAAGTGCAATAGGAATGTATGAGCAAGGTCGGAGAGAAGCAAACCACGAAACATTAATAAAATTAGCAAATTTTTTTCATGTTACAGTTGATTATTTGATTGGGCAAGACGATAGACGAGAAACTTCTAATACACCTAAAGACCTTGCAAAATTTCTGAACAATACAGAAGTTATGTTCGATGGCGAAGTACACCAATTAGACGAGGAAGATAAACAGAAGCTTAAAAGTGCTCTTGAATTTGTATTTTGGCAAGCTAAAGAAAAAAACAAACGGAAAAAGAAGTGATACTACGCCGTGCTTAACATTCCCTTACGGGTAAAAAACCTTGTAAATAAATTCGATACGGCAAACCCTTATAAGCTTGCCAAACTCTTAAATATTGATGTATACGAGTATGATTTGCCTATTGATATAAGAGGTTTTATTGTCCGTCCATTACGCAGGAAATGCATTTTACTAAACAAATCATTGAGTGAAACAGAAAAGATCGTTGTATTGTGCCATGAAATAGCACACGCTCGCCTACATTCGGGCTATGGTTACTACATGAGTACAAACAGACCTTACTATAAATCCTGTAAGCGTGAAGCAGAAGCAAACGAATTCGCCCTGCACCTTTTATCGCACTGTCACGATATTGATACCACTGTAATAGAGCCAATGATAAAGCAAAAAATGCCTGACCCGCACTTAGTACATAGGCTATTAAATGAAATTATCTTATAAAGGAGGTGTTTATGATGGATATTATTGTGTTTTTTTCTTTACCAGTTATACTAGGCTGGTTTATATTTGGGCTGATAAGTCCTACTAAGGCGGCACCGTTTTTAAAAACACCTAATAGGCTTAAAATTTTAGGAATATTTTTGGCAGCAACTTTTGTTATTAGTTTATTTATAGGAAAAGATGTTGAAAAGAAAGGAAACAATCAATCGGTTGCAACAACAACTATGACAGAGCAAGACAAAGCAAAAGAAAAACAAGTGGCAAACCGAGCTGTTATTGATGCGTTAGGGCATTTTTATCGGAAGATAGATGAAGTTGAAAAAACAGAATGGTTTACACCCTACGAAGGTAACACTCCTGCCGAAACCAAGATTTATTGGTACGTTGGACTAAATCAAAAAAATGATATAAATCAACGCTTTAAAGTAGTCCATTTTTCCGATAATATTGGTTGGGTGTTTTGGGATAAACTTATATTCTCAACCAATGAAAAAAATTGGACGTATGACATTAACACCTTTGCTGGACAATCAGGCGGCGGAAAATCTACGCAAATAGTATTCGGCGGGAAATATGAATTTTTTGATACATCGTTTAAAAATGTTATTGAAGGTGTTCGACTTTTGGTTAACGGCGGGAATCCAATTCTTAGATTAAAAGGGGAAGAACACTTTTACGATATCAAATTATCCCAAGAAGATATCAAAAATTTAAAAAACGCAATTATTTTTTATGAAAACTCTCAAATTATAGACGAAAAAATAACAAGAGATACTAAATAAAAACGCTACAAAGGAGATGTTT